TTATGCTTCATGGTTTTGCTGGAACAGGGAAAACATTCTGCGCTCTATATCTTGCTCTAAATGAAATCTTGACAGACACATCAATATACAATAAAATAATCATTGTTCGCTCAGTTGTGCCTTCCAGAGATATGGGATTTCTACCTGGCTCTATGAAAGAGAAAGCTGCTGTGTATGAAGAACCATACCGTGAGATTTGTGATAGTCTCTTTGGTCGCGGTGATGGATATGATATACTGAAGATGAAAGGTATTGTCCAGTTTACAACCACATCATTCTTGCGTGGTATTACATTCAACAAGGCTATTGTAATTTTGGATGAAAGTCAAAATCTCACGTTTCAAGAAGCTGATACTGTGATGACTCGTATGGGTGATGAATCCCGTATCATTGTGTGTGGTGACTTCAGACAGACAGACTTGTTGAAGAGATATGAACAAGAAGGCATCACACAGTTGATGGCCATTACTAAGAGAATAAATACTTTCTCACATATAGATTTTCAGAAAGAAGACATTGTACGTTCTGGCCTTGTCAAATCGTACATCATACAGAAGGATGCAATGGGGCTATGAAGACATTCAGCGAATATTTGGCTGAAGCCAATATTACAAACAAAGAAGTGGCCGATATGGCAAATGCTAATGATGCATTACTTGATAAGACATATGGATATGGTAGAAGCAGGATCAGCCCAATTCGCGGCAAAAACAAAGCATTTGGGCAAGCATCAAACTTCAATAGTGCATTGCGCGGAATAATTGCCGCTAAGAGAAGCAAGGGTAATCTTCGTGCCACATCTGATGCTATTCATCGCGGCTGGGGTGAAACTGTCAAGACACATCCTGCTTCTGATTCAAAGAAGCAGGCAAATCGTGAAAAACTCAAAGGCACACCATACTTCAAACTTTCACGCGATGAACAAAGCAAAGATGATGTGATTGCCAAAAATATCATCAAGCGTGTAAAGAGAAAGAAGAAGAAATAATGCCAAGATTAGTTCTCATTACAGGTGGTTTTGATCCTGTTCACTCAGGCCACATAGAGTATATCAATGCGGCCAAAGAACTCGGAAACTATCTGTTTGTGGGACTGAACAGCGATGAATGGCTTACTCGCAAGAAGGGTAAGCCATTCATGCCCTGGCATGAAAGACATATGATCATATCAAATCTGAGGGCAGTAGATGATTGTTTTGCGTTTGATGATAGTGATAGTTCGGCGTGCGATGCGATTCGTAAAGTCAGAGAAGAGAATCCAGAACAGACGATTGTCTTTGCGAACGGAGGCGACAGAACTCAGGAGAACATACCAGAAATGAATTGTGGTGTGGATGATGTTGAGTTTGTCTTTGGTATTGGTGGTCAAGAAAAGAGCTTTAAGGAATATCTAACAGAAGAAAAAGCTTCAAAAGAAGAAGCCGTGTATCAAGACAATCCTAAGAATGAACAGAAGTGTATCAACTGTACCATGTGGCGTGAACCTAATAAGTGTACTGCGGTTGCTGGCGTGATTGATCCTAATGGATGGTGCAAGTGGTACAAAGGTGGTGCTTATGGTAAGAGAGGTAATAAAGTGTGAAGAAGTTTAAATTCGTTGAAGGAATGCCAGAGTTAAAACAACTTGATGTGGACGAAAGCACAGGTAAAAGATTCTATATCACACCAAACGGCGTAAAGCTTCCTTCCGTTACAACTGTTCTCGGCCACTTCAAAAAGAAGTCTCTCATTGAATGGCGCAATAGAATTGGCAATGAAGAAGCTGATAAGGTAATGTTCCGCGCTTCCAATCGTGGCACTCGCTTTCATAACATGATGGAAGGTTATCTTCGCAACGAGGATGACTTTCTCAATGGTGTAATGCCTGACATGAGACAGGCTTTCAACGATATGAAAGAAACGCTTGACTTGATTGACAATATACGTTATATTGAAAGTCCTCTCTACAGTGAGAAGCTTGGTGTTGCAGGAAGAACAGATGTCATCGCAGAGTTTGCTGGTGTTCCTTCTATCATAGACTTCAAGACTTCGCGCAATGAAAAGAAAGTAGAATGGATTGAAAATTACTTTGAGCAAGGAACTGCGTATGCTCTGATGTATGAAGAATTGGTAAACGAACCTATGAATCAAATCGTTATTCTCATATCGGTTGATTTTATGGAACATCCACAAGTTTTCATTCGTGATAAGAATCAGTATGTTCAAAGCTTGTTGGAAAAAATACACTTGTACAAACAGGAAAAACTATAATGTACTTAGAACCTTGGATGATCGCCACACTTTGCATTGCATTTGGTGCTTGTGCTTATATTAGTGGCCGCAGAGGATTTGCCCAAGGTGGTGAGTTCGCATTGCAGTTGCTCGTAGAAAAGAGAATGATCAAGATTACAGACGAAGGTGAGATTCTTCGTTGGACTCCATATGATGATAAGCCAAAGAAGACCACAAGAAAGAAGAAGTGATGAAACGTTATGTGATTGGTGATGTGCATGGTTGCTATGATGAACTGTGTGAACTGTTTGAGAAGATTGAAAAGCATCATGGTGGTTATGACTACAAACTGATCTTTGTTGGTGACTATGTTGATCGTGGCCTAAATTCTCGCGGCGTTGTCGAACTAGTAATTGAATTGCAGAAGCGCGGCCATATTGCTCTAATGGGCAATCACGAAGATATGTTGCTTGATGGTGATTTCACTTATGCTGCTCAAACACTTGTGAGTTATAATGCTTTACTAATGCCTGAAGATGTGCTAGAATGGATGCGTTCTCTACCAAAATATTACGAAGATGATACAATCATCGTTGCTCATGCTGGTGCTAATCCTGCATTTCCAATGAACGAACAAACAGATACTATGCTCTTGTGGTTACGATATCAGCCGCACCATAATGCACACATGGGAAAGCATTTCTATCACGGTCATACACCACACATAGGTAAGATTGAGCAAGCAGAAGATCGCACAAATGTAGATACTGCTTGTGTATATGGCGGCCATCTAACAGCCGCTATTTTAGGAGATGATGGTAAACCTGAAGGTTTCATTCAGGTGCCAGCAAAGGGTGGTGCATATGATATGAGTGATGCTCAATCGCGAGGTTGGGAAGTCTAAATATGAGACTATATAAAGTAAAAGAGTTTGTCATTGAAGAAACGGGAGTAAAGGTCACCATTATTGGTGATGTTGAAACCAGAGGCGCAGCATACGCTGAGGCTCATCTGAAATGGCCAAAGATATTATCGTTGAAGGAATACGAAAAACACTGAGGACTGGGGGGCAGTACCCCACGCCTCCACCAAAGACACACTACCTAATAATAGCGGCGTACCCGTGGGGTTATTAGGAGTCTTGCAAGCTGGTGTGTCTTTGATGGGGGCGAACTAGGATCGACTGAGTGTAGAATAGTTGACTGGAGATAATAGTAGGCGACTACTTTAAGCGCAAAACTCTAAATGCAAACGATAACTTTGCACCTCGTATGGCACTAGCTGCCTAACATGCGCCAGGGGAGAGCGTGGAAACAGAATCTCCCCACCAACACACATGACACAGGAGAAATATCATGTCAAAGACACCTTATGAACTACGTTATGAACTTCTTGCTATGGCACAGTCTATTCTGACCGAGCAAAGCATGAATATGCGAATCAAGATTGAGAATGATTGGAACATGGCTTGTGAAAAGGTAAGAACCTTACATGACAAGGGGCGCGATGCTGAATTTCCTTCCTTTCCCTCTGTACCGATCTTTGATGAAGAACAGGTCATTGCGATGGCTGAAAAGCTTAATAGCTTCGTATCTAAGAACGACTAATCAATACTGACAGTAATAATAGCGGGGCCAAATCCCGCTATTATATTGATGTTCTAAGTTAGAAAGAAATAAAGTAATGAAGAAATTTTTAGCAGTCAGTCTTTTAGCATTAGCACTAGTAGGCTGCAATGAAATGTCAGCGAAAGAGATATACAACATAAGCGTTGATGGTGTCGTTCTCATTCAGAACAGAATAGATGCATCCAATGGTGGATCAGGCACTGGCTTCATTCTTAAAGACAATCAAATTGTTACTAACCACCATGTCATCGGCGGTCAGGGCAAAATCTTTGTGTTCTCTAGCAAGTCTGGTAAAGAGTATGAAGCTCAAGTAGTCTATGCTGATCCTGTTGCAGACATAGCAATTCTCCAATTGAAAGATTGGGAACTCTATGAGAAGAGCGAGAATCCTGTTAATCTCATTCTTGGTAATAGCAACTTCATGAAGCCTGGGGATAAGGTCGTAGTTATTGGACATCCTTGGGGATTAACATGGACTGTATCTGAAGGCATTATCTCAGGTAAGCATCGTCGTGTTGGACAAAATCCAAAGTTTGTAGACCAGATTGATGCAAATCTATTTCAAGGAAACTCAGGTGGCCCAATCTTCAATGAGAACGGGCAGATTATCTGTGTGAGCAACATGATGCTTGCAATGGAAGGCGGATCATATGGATTCTGTGTTCCTTCCAATCTGGTAAAAAAGGTTGTTTATGACTTTAACACTCTAGGTGAAGTACGCTGGAGAGTATTGAACATATCAGCAGACTTGACAGACGATAAGCATTCTGTTATAGTAAGAGAACTAGAGCCTGATGGAGCAGCAGCAAAGGCAGGAATACAAGAGGGCGATATCATCATTGGTATTGCTTCCGAAAAGAGTTCTGTAGGTGTTAAGAAGGTATCAAACCCAAATGATTTAATCACTGAACTGGCCATGCTCTTAGGCGATAAAGAAGAAGTAATTTTATTGATTGATAGAAAAGGTGAAAAGATAATGATCAATGTAAAGACAAATTTCAGAAAGTCAAGCGACTATACACCAGATTCGGGTAAGTGATATGCCCACTAAAGAAGAAATTACCACATTTTCCTTGAATATAGAATCTTTCGTCAATAAGAAAAATGTTTCATATATGGAAGCCGTTGTTCTGTATTGTGAAGAAACAGGACTTGAAATTGAATTGGCCTCAAAGTTGATTAGCGGGTCTCTGAAGTCCAAGATTAAGATTGAAGCTGAAGAACTCAACTTCCTACCAAAGTCAAATACCACAAAACTTCCTTTCTGAGGATATATTATGATCGTTTTTGATGTTTTTGATTCTTTTGAGAGAAAGAAGATTTTCCATATGAAGAGGACTGCTAAGTCTCATATGCAGTCGGTACTAAATGAAAAAATACTTGTGAGTATTGGGCATTATCTTGTTGTCTCTGGTAATGCATTTACTTCATGGCATGATCAAAGTGAACTTAAAGATATTGATGTGTTTGTGCTACACGATGATATTGCCAAACACCAACTTCGTACATATCTTGCACACGACGGTTTTAAACACAAAGATGCTGAATACCTAAAGCAAACAAATCCTGGTGCAACTCATGTTCAAGAGATTTGGGAAGCCGTAAGTCATGGTAAAAAGTATCAGTTCATCTTTACTGATTATTGGGATCGCAAGGATCTGATCAAAGAGTTTGATTACAAGCATTGCATGGTATCATATGATGTAGGTAAAGACATAATTTACATTACTCGTTCCATTTATGATGCTATTGATCACAAGCACCTAATCGTCAATAATGAGAATAGAGTTGCTGAATGGCGCCGCAATAAGTTCTTAGATCGCGGCTTCACTGAGCCTACAAAAGCAGAAGAAAACTTTGTTACTTGGATAGATCATGCTTATCCGGCCATTGCAGCCAGGCTTACACAGGAACTAATAGAGATTGCATAATGAATGGTTACGAAACGTACTGTACCTATCTTGCATTGAAGAATCATTTTACCAAAGACAACTATGATTTCTTCAAGTACAATGGTAAAGTGACGGCTAGTAAAGAGTCGTTTCTGAACAGGCGAGATAGGTTTCAGTTTGAGAAGTTGGCCAGAAAGTGTAATGATGTCAAGACACACATTGCATTATGTTTTATGGCTGATAGGACATGGATTGGAGATATGTTAGATGATGACGCTTTCAGTTCTACTGTAAGGCATACGCGAAAAGTCCAATCCATGTCCTACGATTTTAAGAATGAACTAGAAAAAGTGGATGATATCAAGTCTCTATTCAAAATGGAAGACAATGGTTATCCTAAGTTTTTGAATGAATTTATGCGTGGTGACATTTCTTTGGAAACACTCATCATTCTCAATTCTTTCATTGACTTCATTCCTAAGTTTGATGCTAAACTCAAGGACGACTATCTGTGGTCTAAGTTTAGTTTCAAGACACGGAAGTTTGCACCGTTCCTGCTTCAAGACCTTGATAAAAAAAAGTTTAGGGAAATACTAAAGAAGCAGTTAAATGCAACTATATAGTTGACAGGGCGAGATTGTCCTGCTATTATATACAAACTATACAACGCTATACAACGCAATATGGAGAACATACAATGTCAAATTTCGCATCCCTCAAGAAGTCTTCTGCTGATATCAATCGCCTTTCCAAAGAAATTGAAAAGCTAAATGCACCCGCTGAAAACGGTGGCAAAGATGATACTCGTTTCTGGCAGCCTGAAGTAGATAAGGCTGGTAACGGCTATGCTGTTATTCGTTTCCTGCCTGCATCAGCAATTGATGGTGATGATGCTCTTCCGTGGGTTCGCATCTTCAATCATGGCTTCAAGGGTCCGTCAGGTAAGTGGTACATTGAAAACTCACTTACTACAATCGGCCAGAAAGATCCTGTTTCTGAATATAACTCCACTCTTTGGAATGCTACCAGCGATGATAACTCTCCGCAGAGAAAGCAGGCACGTGAACAGA